AATTTTGATAGCAATCCCGGTCGTTACATGGCGGCCAAGTGGATGGCACCTGCTGCCCAGTTCGTTGATCCTCAGAAGGAAGCAAGCGCTTACAAGGATCTGATCCGTAGCGGCATCATGACCCTTTCACAAGTCATCGCATTGCACGGCGGTGATTTTGAAGAGCAGATGCGTCAACGGCAGCACGAATTGGCATTGGCGGATGAATTGAATATCACGCTTGATACCGATCCGTCTCAGACTTCCTTAAATGGCGCTACCCAATACGTTCCCGTTGCTCCAACAGAACATCCGACTCAACATGAGCAGGAACCTGAGTAACAAGATCTAAACTAATGAAAAGACCGTTTGTGGATCTAATGAAACGCGAGGCACGCGGCTTTGCGCCAACTGGCGTTCAAACACGTTCAGCAGCAGTTGCTGAGCCTGAGGTTGAAGCACCTGAGGTTGTTGAGCAGGTTCCCGAAGTTGTGGAGGATCGTGCTGCTCCTGACGCGCTGAAGGTTGGCGACTTTGTGGAGTGGGATTCCAGCGGCGGCACTGCTCGCGGCAAGATCACCCGCATTTCACGCGAAGGATCCATCGACGTACCTGATTCGTCCTTTACGATCAACGCCTCAGAAGAGGATCCTGCTGCCTTGATCCGCGTCTATCGCAAAGACGGTGATAGCTACGAAGAAAGCGACACCGTTGTTGGGCATCGTTTCTCTGAACTTCGCAAGATCGCAGCATTGCGTTTCCTTGAAGGCGGAACCGTCAAGCGTGGTTTCAGCGTTGAATTCCGTAGTCAGGACGAAGATCGCACCCTTGAATTCCCGTTCGCTAGTGAGGCTCCAGTAGAGCGTTACTACGGAATGGAAGTGCTCAACATGGATGAAAAGTCCATGGACCTGAGCCGTCTAAATGATGGTGCTCCTTTGCTTTATCAACACGATGCAGACCGCATCATCGGTGTTGTGCAAAAGGCATATATCAAAAACAAGCGTGCTTATGCACGGGTGAAGCTTGCGAATAATGAGTTAGGTCGTGAGATGCAGGAGTTGATCAAAGACGGGATCATCCGCAACGTTAGTTTTGGCTACAAAATTGATGCAATGGAAGCCGATGAGTCCACTACTCCAGTGACTTATCGTGCTACCAAATTCCAGCCTTTTGAACTAAGTCTGGTAACGATCCCAGCCGACAATTCAGTTGGCTTGGGACGCGCTTTCTCTCATAATGAAAGCGTCGTTACGGCCTCAGCCGTACAAAGTCAACCCAACGGAGTTAACACCGTGGATCAAAACCTCAACATTGAGGCTATCCGCGCTGAGGCCGCTCAGGCCAAGGCGAAGGAAATGGCCGAAATGGTGGCTCTTGGACAACGTACCAAGAACATCGAAATGGCTCAGGAGTTTATTGCTAACTCCCGCAGTCTGGAAGATCTTCGTTCTGCCCTTCTGGAGAAGATGGGCGTTCAAGAGAAGCCTATTAGCGCTAAGGACGCCGAAATCGGCATGTCCGATAAGGAGAAGCGTGAATTCTCCTTTGTCCGTGCAATCAACGCACTGGCTCATCCCAACAGCAAGGAAGCACAGCGTGCTGCTGGTTTCGAACTCGAAGTCAGCCGTGCTGCTCAAGAGAAGAGCGGCAAGGAAGCACGTGGCATCCTGATCCCTGCTGATGTTCTCGGCTTTGGTCGTCGCGATCTGACCGTCGGTTCCGCTTCTGGCGGTGGCGATCTGGTGGCAACCGATCTGATGAGCGACAGCTTCATCGACCTGCTCCGTAAGTCCTTGGTTCTGCAAACTGCAGGTGCCAACGTGATGACCGGCCTGCAGGGCATGGTTGCTATTCCTCGCCAGTCCGGCGGTGCTACCACCTATCACGTGGCTGAATCCGGTGCCATCACCGAATCCCAGCTGACCGTCGATCAGGTGACCCTTCAGCCTCGCACCATTGGTGCCCTGACTGATTACTCGCGTCGCCTGCTGCTTCAGTCCAGCGTTGACATCGAGAACCTCGTTCGTCGCGACTTGGCTCAGCAGATTGCCATTGAAGTTGAGAACCAAGCACTCAACGGCACCGGCACTGGTTCCTATCCGCTGGGCATTCTGAATGTCACCGGCATCAACACCGAATCTGGCGTTGCTGCTTTCTCTGACTTCGTGAATGCAGAAGCTGCCCTGAGCACCGATAACGCTCTGATGGGCAACCTCGGTTATCTGATGAACTCCGCTCTGCGCGGAACTCTGAAGACCACCGAGAAGGCTTCCGGCACCAACGGCATCTTCGTTTACGAAGGCGACAACACCATCAACGGTTACAACGCCTACGTGTCCAACTCCATGCCGAACAGCACTGCGGTGTTCGCTAACTTCAGCGACATCATGATCGGCTTCTGGAGCGGTCTGGACATCATGGTTGATCCTTACACCGGCTCTGCCTCTGGCACCGTCCGTGTGGTGGCCATGCAGGACTACGACGTGGCAGTGCGTCATCCTGAGTCCATCTGCAAACTGTCCTGATAAAGCTGAGCAGGTATGCGCATTCAAATGCTGAAGTCAACCGTCGTTGACTTGAAACCGGTCCAGATTGGCGATTTTGTTGAGACGGACCAAAAATCAGCGCTTTTGCTGATTGGCATTGGAAAGGCGATGCCTGCTCCTTTACCTAAGGAAGTTGTGATAGAGGCTGAAGAAGAGCCTCAAATCGTTAAACCCGCTCCCAAACGGAGAAAGACCAATGCTTCACAACCTCGGGTCTAAGACCTACGTCGGCAGCCTGCTTGGCGCTGACTCTCGCACCGCTTCTGCTAACGGCACCGGCTTCGACCTGCAAGGGTCCAACGATGCTGAAGGTGAAGCCATTGTCATCCTTGATTCTGAGGCTGGCAGCGGCACTTCGCCCACCCTTGATGTCAAGCTGCAGGATTCTGCAGACAACTCCTCTTGGAGTGACATCAGCGGCAAGACCTTCACTCAGGTGACGGATGGTGGCGCTGGTTTTGAAAAGATCAGCATCAACACCAACGACGTTCGTCGTTATGTCCGTGCTGTCGCCACTCTGGGCGGCACTTCTCCTGTGTTTGTGTTCGGCGTCTCGCTGGTTTACGGCAAGAAGTACGGCAACTGATCCTGATGGCACTTTCTGAGACGCTGGCTTTTTTGAATACGGACGAATTTGGCACTACTTGCCAGATTGGTTCAAATCCAGAATTTGTTGGCATCTTGGATTCGCCTGTGGATGTGATCGCGGGAGGTATGGCTCTTAGTCGGGAGTATTTGCTTACGGCGAAGACTTCTGATGTGAGTTCCGCCTCTCGCGGCACTTCTATTACTGTCGGTGGTTCGTCGTACACCGTGCGTGAGAATCGCGCAATTGACGACGGAGTTTTTTCTGAGTTGTTGCTGACCAAGGTTTAAAAGATGGCTGTCCAGAGAGTCGCTACAAGAGCCAACTGGGCAGCACGCAATCCAATCTTGCTTCCGGGCGAAATCGGGTTTGAAACTGATACTGGAAACCAAAAAGTCGGTAACGGAGTAGAAGGCTGGAATAAGTTGCATTACTACGGTTCGCCGGGTCACTGGGGAGAGTTTTCCAGCACGGTTGAGCAAAGTGCGACAGCAAATACACCGACTGAAGTCACGTTCAACCGAACAGACCCAAATGGTGACGGCGTTCGAATAGAACTGAACAGCCGTATTACTGTTGATAATCCCGGCGTTTATGTTTTTGAATTTAATTTGCAACTGTCAAACGATGACACGCAAATTCATGATGCACATTTTTGGTTGAGAAGAAATAACAGCGGCAGCGCTGGTGACGTTCCCTTGACCACTACGGCCGCCAGTGTCATCGAAAAGCACGGCGGCGTTCGCGGCAACAACAACTTGCTTATTGATCACACGTTGACGCTTGCTAGAGAGGATTACATCGAATTGATCTGGGCATCGAGCAATGCGCTTGTGACTTTACAGGCAGGTGCTGCAATTACGAGTCCTTACACCCGTCCATCGCGACCTAGCGTTGTTTTGAATGTGTACCAAATTGCTGCTGCTTAAACATGGCTGATACCGTCCGCGAAAAGATCTTGCTCCGCATGAAAAGCAATCTTGATGCGATTACCACGGCAACGATTTACCGCTCACGTGTTGAGCCGTTAGCGCGTGGTGAAGTGCCCGCGATCATCATTGAGCCTGTCAACGATCAGCCGGTTGATACCAGCTTCTATGACAAGTTGGACTGGACCATGCGGGTCAGGGTGACGACTCTGGTGCGTGCAGCAGTGCCGGATGACGATTCTGATGCTTTTACGCAGCTTGTGCATTCCAAGCTAATGGCGGATCAAACCTGCAATGGCAAT